GATAAAATAGTAAAATTGTTTAATTGTTTAATTGTTTAATTGAAATGAATTTTGATCCTTTCATCTCCGTGGTTGATGATGAAATCAAAGCGGTTAGCAACAACATTCGTAAACGTGTAATAACACGTTACGAAGGAGGTGCTTTTCCGCTTAGATTTTATCTGAGCTCTGAAGATTTCGAGATTCTTAAAAAATTGATGCATCCTAGACCAATTACTTATGACTATAAGAATGTTGGGCTAACCAGACACAGTCATCCTGTGCCTGCTGAATTGCAACGATATGCATACGAAAAATGCATCAATTATTCAAGCAGATTTAAACGAGCTATAGATATTGGTGGTACCCCATTGAGGACACCAAAAAATCATCATCTGTGCACTTTAATAAACGACAGTCGCACTTCAGCTCGATATCTCAATGCATGTTTATACGCCGAGGGTCACCTACTCGACTATAAATTAATCTGCAAAAAAGGCGCTCAAAAATGCACTGTCATAGCGCCATATGCTTATATGATCAATGTATACGATATACCAATCGCCGACATTCCATATATAATGGAAAAACATCAAATCCTAGTTTTGGACATATGGATGTTCCTTCCTCACAATCTGATCAATAAGCATTATACTCATGATCAAACCTTTTACAAAAACGTAATAATAGAGCATTCCGGCATCTCATCATGCTGTCGAAAGAAAATGTGCAGGTTTGATTTGAACGACAATTCCAATGCCTATTATCATGACTACAACAATTGGAAAAAATATTTCACAACCACACAAGCTAAAACACAACATCACACTTACATGTTCGAACACATTGAACAACTCGGCACCTTTACAAACATTAGAGTGACGAGAACAAATCAACCGTTGGATAGATACGTCTATCGTGTACTAGATTTGAGACCCAACGAAGATAAATACTTAGTGCCTGATGTTGTCTTTTATTGGACGATACTTAAAGCAGCCGGAGACATGTTCCAAAGAGCATTCATGATAGACTGCACTTATGTTGACGGAATTCTTAAATGGTGTCAACGTCAAGCTGATAATGCCTTCAATTATCCTAACTTCGCATCTACATTCGATGCAAAAAGCATATCAGTGTATTATACCGTTGAAAAACAACAAAAATTAGTTTACAAAGGTATCGACGTCGACCACATCACATACGAACGCCTACAAATTAGCTTGTTCATGATAGGTGCGATCAATAGATTCAACCGCACCCAAAGAATAGGTAATATGTTGACCTTTCTTAAAAAATGTGATGGTAGTTTTTGGGATACATTTAAACACTGTGTTAGGAGATGGTATTATAGCGTCGAGAACAAACTAAACGCAATGAATGTTGGACATTCTGTAGATTACTACCTGGATTCAATCAATGAAACCAATAACACTTATATGCCCAATCTACGAATAAAGAAAATGCCGAAATATGTTGTTAATGGTGTCATTAATGGTCGCAAATATGAACTCGGCGACGCTGCCTTCATATATATGGATGATTTTGAATTAGTCGACTATATAGATGAAGACACTGATGGCGGCAATAACGAAAAAATAGAATCCGAAGGTCAATCACAAGAAGAAAATACTAAGAGCCGTGATGATAAAATCAAATTAAACAGCTCTCACACAAAAATGATCTTCGATCCACCAGGTGACGGTAGTTGCGGTTTACATGCTTTAAATTTCTTCACAGAGAAATTTTATAATAAAAAACTGCAAGTTCCAACTCATGTCACCATCAAAATGTCCAAAGTAGCTATCTCTGAGTCATTTCATGACATATATGAGCTCGGTTGGGTGGCCAAATTGAATAAAATGAACTTAATTTGCCATACCAGCAAAGACACCTATAGACTCATATATGACGACAAATTACCAACAGCAAAACTCAGCCACGTGGTGAATCATTTTATCGCCGTCGATTGTGATTGCGAGAACTATTACATCGGCGATTACTCTGATATCAATCCCCATGAGGGCGGTCTATATGTCAATTGCGCCAATGAACACTGCTCAGACGGAGGCGGGCAAGCACTTGCGTTTAGAAACCTGTTCGGTAATTACGACACAAACATCAAGAAACCTGTAAAAGTCACAGAATTCACTATCTTGAAAAATGCCGGTTTTTTGGACACACACTTGTGCATTGCCGTGGCTTTGAATGCCAATGATAAGAACAACACCAAAGGTATGCAACAACAACGTATACGCGATATTTTTAATAACATCGAGAAATATTGCGTAAAAAACGATCTCACAGTGTACATCCCGTTGATAGGTACAGCGATCTACGGTAATGATCTGTGTTGCGTTAAAAAGAATATAGAAGAATTAAAATGCAAGAAAGTTGTTTGCTTTTATAATGAAGATCAACTTAAAAACTATAAACGCACACACAAATGCATACATGGTGGCTATAAAACTTTTGGAGAAGGTAGACCGTTGTTTATCGAACGCAGCAAATATAACAACAGCGCCTGGATGTGCATAGCCCCCGATTTGAATAAAGAAAAAATGGACATCAAATACACCGACATCGAAAACGTGGCTTTGAAGTATAGATGCGATAGAATAGTCGAACTAGCATGTGCTCCAGGTGCCTTTGCAATGCACAAGAACAAACAACTAGAATATACGGCTTACCATTACGAGAATGGCCCTTTTAAATTGAATAAAAGCGTAGAGGCGACATCATGGAAAAAATATGACGAATTGCCTGATTTCGGCAAAGGCGATATGTTGCTTTTAGATTATCCAGCACAACCTGGTGATAACTTCTTCAAATATGCCATCAAACAACTTAATAATGGTGCCATGATCACATCTAAATTTCTGGCTTATATAGATGATGACGAACAAAAAACGTTCGAAAAATATCTCATCGACACCTTCGGTGCTTTCAAGTTGCACATATGGCATAACGATGGTACTGACCCTACATCATCTGAGCTCTATTATACTGTTATAGACGAGCCTGGTCAGGCCACCAAAGTGGACATAACCAAGAAACTGATGGAGGTAGACATTGCCAACCGAGATAAACAAATATCTAAAGGTTGCCAATGTAAAGATTATCATTTCGAGCATAACGCAATTCTAACTTGGGATGCTGATGATAACCAGTTCGCGGAATTTAAAAAGAATTTGGCTACCGATAAGTATTTAATATCTAACTTATCAAAGGAAGAATTTGACGTCCTAAACAAGAGCATACTATATGAGTCAAAACTTGAATGCAGAATTGGGGTAGCCGGCAGCGGAAAAAGTAGAGATATATTAGAGAATTATTGCGGGTATTGCACTTTGATTATATCTCCGCTCAGAATAGTTGCAGATGAACATAACGCGTCCAAACTAAAAGAAGTTTCCAACGATAGTCGCGCCGTGACGTTCATCAAAGCAATTAAACTGTTAATGCTACGCGGCAAATCTTTTAAGAACATATTTGTAGATGAGGTTTTCCTAGTCAACCCTTACTTCATCGACATATATCAACATTTCGCACCGAATGCCTCTATCTATGGTTTGGGAGACCACAAGCAAATACAAACTGATTTCCTTGGAACTGCACCGCAGTACAAAGTCGAATTTACTAGCGAATATCTAAGCTATTCAGTCAGAGTACCAAAAGTTGTCGAAGAGAAAATTAGACACTATATACCAGAATTTAGGGCCAACAAAAAGAAAGAAGGCAGCCTTATCCTTAAAAAATTTGGCGACTTCGCCAGGGAAGCAGGTGACATCATGATTTGTGCCACCCAAAACATGAAAGATTACCTGATAAAAAATAAACAGCCGCGCGTTAACACCATACACGAAGTGATGGGCGGTACATATCATACAGTTCACATCATAACAACCGATATAGACAAAATTAGGAGTAATCGTGCCTCCTATGTGTACACCGCTCTAACGAGAAGTAGCGACACCATTGTTATGTATGGCACCGGAGAACAAATAGAGCAATTCTTCTCAATCTTAGGCACACCTATAGAACGCGCTTTGGATGCACCCTTGAGTGAAGTTGTCCCCATTGCTGACAACGTCATGGAGGAAATTGAAGAAGTGGTTAAAACAGAGGAACCTCAGCGTATGATAACGAAGACGGTTGTCAATTTGGATTTAATAAGATCGATATTATCCAAAGTCTACGTTACGAAGAACGAATACATAGACAGGAAAACACTAGACTTCAGGATCAACCTTCTTCAAGGCCCCGAAAGCGGTTGCCATCTATCAATCCCGGTAGGCCTTTTGGACGCCACTGACGTTAAGATCAACGGCAGAATGATGGGTGATCCGCTTGTCAAGTACTACCACGGCAACGATAAACTTGGTACCCTTAATACTGTAACCACCAGATACATGTCCAAACAGGTCAGACCAAGCAAGAGTATGTTTAAAACTTTGGTCAAAGCACATTTGGCTGGTATTGAGCGTTTCCTGAAACCAAAAAATCAACGCGCTAAACTCATACTCGGTAAAGACAAAGTATACGACGGCGTTAGAGATTACCTCATCAAATTGCAACAAAAATTTCGTTCCAGCATACCTATAGAAGAACAAAAGTATATCTGCGCAACGGAATTAGCTGTTTACAATAAAATAACTAATGATAGCAAATTTAAAGATATAGTTTGCGATTTTGTTGACGATTTTATGAGCGGACATAAAAATATAGCCGTCGTTAAGCTGGCCTATGAAGAACTGGTTGCAGACACGATAACCACATTGAATGCAGATGAAAAGAAAAATTTTGACCAAATCAATAATGAGTGGTACACATCGATCAATCGTGGCGTTAGCTTCCATATGAAAGCGCAACCGAAGGAAATAAGAGAGCTGTATTGGGACACAAGTGACAAAGCTGGTCAAGGTATAAGTGCCTGGTCTAAAATAGCCAACACCATACTATCTTGTATGCAAGCGCAATTCCATCAATGGGTAAAAGAGTCACTATCTGATAACGTAATTTGGGCCGTTGATAAAAGCGATCGCGACATAGCTGAGGAATTCAAAGCCAGAGGTATGTCCAAACATCTTGAGGACAACGATTGTATCGTTTATTCTGAAGACGCGAAACAATTCGATCAATCTCAAAAAGAAGAAGGTACTACTGCTATAGTCGAATTAGCAATGGAAGCCGGCGCACAAGAGAGCACATGCATGTACTATCTTAATCAACGCGAAGAATGGTATGCGGAATCAACGCATAAGATCGACACCATGATACAGCACATAAGATTCACCGCTAGGCATATGATGACATCTGGCAGTAAAATGACTCTCACCGGCAACACCGTGTACGATATGGGTATAGTTGGCGGCGAATACGACTACAACAAGATCTATTTTGCCATGTTCAAAGGCGACGATAGCATCGTCGGGTGCAACAAGCGCAAAGTTAAAAACATATCCGGAAAGCGATTGTCTGAATGGTGTGGGTACGTACTTAAGACCTCTGTTGATCAAGTGCCTGAATTTATAGCCAACTTCATAAACCCTTGGGGCTTTTTTCCAGATGTTTTGCGTAGAGTTTCGAGAGTCGTCGGTAGAATCGTCACCCATCCTGAACAATGGAACGAAATGCGTAGATCTGTTGCAGACGCCTTATCAGTGGTCAACACCGACCAAGAAATGCATTTGGGTGCCTTGTCAGCAGTCAAACATTACACTGACAAGGGGATCAACATCAACTATGAAGAGGTGATGGCTCTAGTTACTTTTCTAAAAAGAACCGTGTGGGATGATGATCTAGCGCCTACAAAAACTGGCGAGTGGTATATATTATACTTCGACATAACGCGCATGCTTGATAAGATGAATGG